CCCGCCCACCGTTTCCGAAGACCCATACTACATAGTACGAAGGCTGACGCCGATCGAGTGCGCAAGGCTTCAGGGCTTTCCCGATTGGTGGTGCAGTGATCTCGGGACAGAGAATCCGACGGAGGAGGAGATCGCCTTCTGGACGGATGTTTTCGAAGAGCACAGGCGAGTCGTCACCCATGCAAAAAAGCCGAAGACGCTAAATCAGATCGTGAAGTGGCTGAAGGATCCTCACTCGGACAGTGCAGCGTATCGCCTCTGGGGCAACGGTCTGGCGCTCCCGTGCGCTTGGTTTGTGCTTGCCGGCATTGTACATTATGCTCTGTAAAAAGGCTGGTTATTTGTGTACCATTATAATCGAATTAGCTTGCTATTTATCCTCCGTAGAGTGATTAATACAGTACCGAAAGGAAAACACACATACGGAGGTAAGAAAAATGAGCAGCTTTATGAAAGAGTACGAGCAGGAACTGAAGATCAGAAACGACTTCGAAACAGCGAAGGCCGCAGGCGACGAAGCGGGGCAGGAAGCAGCGAGAGAAGCGATCCACAGGCTTTGGGATAGCATTGAAGCCAAGGGACCCGCCTACATCAGAGTCTACCGGGCTTACAAAGATTCCCTGGACAAGGGAAACACCTACCCCGATTTCCACGATGTGATTTGGGACAAAGACGCACCGGCTCTCATCGAATGCATGCGGGAGAACGGAACCTTCAGATTCACCTTCTCCTCCGGCTGGAGCAGCGCGATCAAGACGGCTTGGATTTTCAAAGAGAACGGATGCACGCTGATGGACCTGATCCAAATCAACGGTGGGCTGAAAGGCTACGGAGAAGAAGGCTACGAAAAGGTACCGGCCTACCTTTTCACCATCGAATAAGAGAAAGACAAAAGGAGCTTCCGAGGAGGCTCCTTTTTACGTGGGGAGAATGAGATGATCCTATGCCCGTAAAACGGCCCTTCGATTCGGATGTGTTCGCACTCTAAAATACACAGTTTCCGCCCTTAATCTTTGTGCACATTATGAGTCGAATTATGTTGCTATTTATTCGGTTTAGAGTGAATAATAGACTACCGAAAGGGAAAACAAAAACACAGACGGAGGACAAGAACATGAAAAGAACAACCTACACCTTCAAAAAAGACGGAAAGACCTACAGCTCGACAGGAAACAACAAACTTGAAGCCAGAGAGAACATCGAAATCAGATTCGGAATCAGCCTTTCGGGCGCGACCTACGAAGAGATCTACAAGCTCAAGGTGGTAAGGACCGGGGTAGAAAGATAAGGAGAAGAGCAATGACGGAAATTGAAAAAAGATACATAAGAGCTTACGAGAGGTGCGGAGGAGCCGAGGGGCTCCTTCTCCTCCCGCTCGAACTGCAGTTACTACTGCAGAAAACAACAAACCTAGAGGTAAAAGTGAAAATGCTGGAGGCGATAGCCAAAGCAGTGGAAACAGACAAGAAAAAGTAAAAACGGTGTACTAAACCGTTGTTAAAAAAAGAAAAAAACGTTAAAATGGAGGTAGAGAAACCTCCATTTTTTGTCTGAAAAGGAGAACTATGGTTAAAAAGGAATTTGTAAAACTTAAAATCGAAGAGATCATACCGTACGGAAAGAATCCTCGTATTAACGAAGACGCGGTGGAAGATACCGCTGAGAGTATCAAACAATGCGAGAATTTGGACCCAATAGAGGTGGATGAGAAAAATGTGATCCTCTCAGGCCACACGAGACTAAAAGCGCTGCGTAAACTGGGGTACAAAGAAACGGAGTGCATAAGGTATAGCGGCCTATCGGAAGAGAAAAAGAAAAAGTACAGGCTGCTTGCCAACAAGGTGGCAGAAAAGTCACAGTGGGATATTGACCTTCTTCGGGAAGAGCTCGAAGGATTGGATTTTGATGATTTCGATTTCGGCTTTGACATGGATATCGGTATTGATGAAGAAGTCGAAGAAGTAAAGGAAGATGATTTTGACGGTACTCTTCCCGAGCAGGCAAAGAGCAAACGCGGTGATGTCTATAAGCTGGGACGGCATCGACTGATGTGCGGGGACAGCCTGTCCGATGAAGATATGGCCGTTTTAATGGACGGTGAGCATGCGGACATGATCTTAACAGACCCGCCGTATAACGTTAATTATGAAGGCGTAGCAGGGAAGATTCAAAACGACAACATGGAGGACGTTGAGTTCAGAAAGTTCCTGACGGACGCTTTTACCGTAGCGGATAAAGTACTGAAACCCGGCGGCGCTGTTTATATCTGGCATGCAGATGCACAAGGATACAACTTCAGAGCTGCTTGTAAAGAGACGGGGTGGAATGTTCGTCAGTGCCTGATATGGAACAAAAACACTATGGTGATGGGACGGCAGGACTACCAGTGGAAACACGAACCGTGCCTGTATCTGTGGAAGGATGGTGCCGCTCATTTTTGGAACAGTGACAGATCTCAGACCACCGTAATTGACTGCGATAAACCGCATAAGAGCGATATCCATCCGACAATGAAGCCCGTAAAGCTATTCGATTATTTGATTCAGAACAGCAGCAGAAAGAACGAGAAGGTACTGGATATGTTCGGCGGTTCGGGGACGACAATAATTGCCTGCGAGCAGGACGGGCGAATAGCACGGGTGATGGAATTGGATCCGAGGTACGTAGACGCAATCATCGATAGATATGAGTCCCTTACAGGGGAGAAGGCAGAACTCATCAAAGAGGCGGGTAAATGAACGATGTAACATACGTAATCGCAACACCCGAGGAACGGAAGTTGCTCCCGGAAGGAGCGACTTACATAGAAACGGGAGTCGGCGGCCTGAATGTTATAAAGGCACTTTCGCACCTCGACAGAAAAACCAGACTGCACAATATCGGCTATGCGGGAAGTAACTTTTTTTCTGTGGGTACAAAAGTCAGAATCGGGTATTTAAAGGCGTACCACCCCGGGGTAAGATACCGGGAGCCTGTGTTCTGCCTTGACGGCGACACCCCTTGTTACACAGCGGGGGACTTCGTTAAAAACACAGACATCAAAGTTCCGTGTGTGTTCGATATGGAGCTTGCTTATATTGCGGCTATGGGTTTTGCGCGGTTGACGGCAGAGAAGGTTGTGAGCGACAATCTGAGCCTGTCGGAATACAACAGGACAGTTCGTAACACCTAAGAATCATTTTTAAAAGATAACGGCAGCGCATGATGGTTTGGGACAGAGGCAGAATCTTTCGGAAGAGATACCGGCTGTTCGTAACAGCTCAAGATACCGAAGAATCGGAAAAGAACAAGTAAAAACAATCATGTTGGATTTGCAGCAGGCGCAAAACAGGTGAAAATAATCGTGAACAGGAGAGGATCCGCGGAATCAAATTCTCGGCTGTTATGGCGCCACAGAATCATTAAAAAAAAGATTATGGCCTCACATGATAGATCATGGCCGCCACAGAATTGTTCTGAAAAGATCATGGCGGCCTATGATGAATCAGGAAGCAGCAGAATCGCGCGGAATCAAATTCTCAGCTGTCATGTCGCGGAAGAATTATTCCCAAAAAGATAATATCGGTACGTGACAAATTTTGATTGCAAATTACAGTTCATGACAGATTATGATGGCTCGATGATAGCCGAGACAGACGGCGTGATAAAGCCAAAAGGAACATGATAAATCGTGACGGCTCAAAAACAATAATGGAAAGATTGTCGCGGCCCGTGATAAATCATGATTAAAAAAGAGAAGACATGATAGATCATGAAAGGCCGAAAACAGCTCAGAACAGAAAAGAACAGGAGAGAACATTTTATACGGTGTTCTGATAGATTCTGTGCGGCACAGAACACTTCATGATCGGAAAAAAGCTCTCACGACAGAAAAGAGGAGGCTGATGTCAGATCATGATAAGCCATGACAAAACAGAATTGTCAAGAAGCGGTTCTTGGGAGACAAAATGTATCAAGGATTCATCTTGGCCCGCGAAGAACAGACAGAATCTATGGTGACAAAAAAGAAAATGAAATGGCCTGCAAGAAACACACTCAGAACAGCCAAAACAAATCGCGGTAGCATAATTAGAGAAAAAACGTGTCTGCGGTTTAAAAAATACACAGGACAGGGGTGATGGAATGGCGAGAATGGGAAGGCCGACGAAGGAATTTGATATAAAGACGTTTGAAGATCTGGTCGGTTTGGGGTGTACACAAGAAGAGATATGCTGGTTTTTCAGAGACGAGAGAGGAAAAAGCGCAAACGTTGACACACTGTCAAGATGGTGCAAAAGGACATTCGGACAGACATTTCAAGAGTATTCGAAGGAAAATAGCTGCATGGCATTGAAAATAAAGCTCCGACGTAATCAATTTAAACTGTCGGAGAAATCTGCGTCCATGGCTATTTTTCTGGGAAAGGTGTATCTGAATCAGAAGGACCAGCAGGAGTTTATTGTGTCCTCGGACGATGAAACGGTGAAAGAAATGCATGAATACTTTAAGCAGAAATCAGATACTTGACCTGATATGGGAAGAACCGTACAAGATTGGCCATTGGGTGGGGTTTAGGAATCTGACTGAGATGCATAACGAATGGCTGCGGGGGTTCCTTTTCAGAACTGACGATCAAACGCTGCAGGGGCACAGGGGTAGTTACAAGACAACTACGCTGTCACTGTTTTTCGCTATCCATGCAATTATTATGCCGAATGAGACGGTGCTGTTCTTCAGAAAGACAGGCGGGGACGTATCGGAAGTAATCAGAACAACGGCGAATATCCTGCGAACGGGGTGCATGGGAGAAATAGTAAAAACACTGTACCATAAAGAACTGGTACTCACTAAGGCATCGGCGTACGAAATACAGACGAACCTGTCGACAAACATAGGTGGTGTATCACAGCTTGTCGGCTTGGGAATAGAGGCATCGATAACCGGTAAACATTCAGACATTGTTGTAACAGATGATATTGTAAATGTGAACGACCGTATAAGCCGCGCCGAGAGAGAGCGAACAAAGATAGCCTACATGGAATTGCAGAACATCAAGAACAGGGGCGGCAGGTTTATAAACACCGGTACACCGTGGCACAAAGAAGATTGCTTTCAGTTGATGCCGAACTTGATGAAGTACGACTGCTACAGGACGGGCCTTATTTCCGAAGAGAAGTTGGAGGAGATCAAGGCGTCCATGCTTCCTTCGCTGTTCGCGTGCAACTACGAGCTGCGGCACATTGCATCCGAGGATGTTATTTTCACGAACCCGGTTGTTGACGGTGATGAAAGAAAGGTTATGTTCTCGAAATACTGCCACATCGATGCTGCATACGGCGGCGAAGATTACACTGCGTTCACCATTTGCAGAAAGGTCGACGGGGTGTACTACGTTTTTGGTAAAATGTGGCGTAAGCACATAGATGAATGCGAGGATGAAATAATCCGATGGAGAAAATTCTTTAACGCGGGGAAAATCTACAATGAAACCAATGCCGACAAAGGATACCTCGCTAAGCAGCTGAGAAGGAAAGGAGAACGTGTCGTTGAGTATTGGGAAGACATGAACAAGTTCTTGAAAATCGTGACGTACCTGAAAGGCGAGTGGAAGAACATTGTGTTTGTAAAAGGTACCGACAAGGAGTACATCAACCAGATACTGGAGTATAACGAAAACGCAGAACACGATGATGCACCCGACAGTCTTGCGAGCATAATTCGCGTGCTTTGGGCAAAGAAGACAGTCGGGCCGACGCAGGGAACAGGAAATGTATTTTTGTAAAGGGGATAGATAATGCTGACATACCAAGACTTCCTCGCTGTCGGGGACAGAGAAGAAGATAAGATGAACTTTGTGCGAAAAGCAATAAACTACTACAAGAGCAGCGAAATGTATAAGACGGCGGTAATTGCCGATCTCTATGACCGCAGGCGAAACCCGGATATCGCCAACTTCACAAAGAAGATTTATACCGTGACGGGAAGAGTCATCGAGGACACTTATTCATCCAATTACAAGATCGGACGGGGGTTCTTTCCACTGTTTGTAAAGCAGGAGGTTCAGTACCTTCTTGGCAACGGAATCACTTGGCAGAATAAAGATACCGCAGACAGACTTGGAACAAAGAATGCGGAATTTGACACGCAGGTGCAGGAGGCGGGCCACAAAGCCCTTGTGGGGGCGTGCTCGTACGGTTTTTGGAACTTAGACCACACGGACATCTTTTCCGCACTTGAATTCGCACCGCTGCCTGACGAGAACAACGGTGCATTGAGGAGCGGCATCAGGTTTTGGCAAATCGACGTAGGAAAGCCGCTCAGAGCGACTTTGTACGAAGAGGACGGCTATACCGAGTATATTTGGAACAAACGAATAAACGAAAGCGGTGAATCCGTAGAATACGGCGAGGTACTGAGAGAGAAGAGAAGCTATATCATAAGTGCCAAAGGTGCAGATGTGGATGAGGAAAAAATCTATGTCGGTGAGAACTATCCGACATTCCCGATTGTCCCGCTGTGGGGAAACAAGAACCACCAGTCGGAGATAGTGGGACTTAGGGAACAGATCTTTGTCTATGACGTAATCAAGAGCGGATTCTGCAATAACGTAGAAGAGGCCAGCTACGTGTATTGGGCTATCAGCAATGCACCTGGTATGGACGAGGAATCCCTCGCAGAGTTCATTTCGCGGGTAAAGAGAGTTCATGCTGCAGTAACCGAGGACAACGGCAGTGTTGCCACACCGCACATTCTCGAAGCGCCGACCGAGTCGAGAGAGCAACTCCTCGAACGATTGGAAAAGGACCTGTTTAAGGACGCGATGGCTTTTGACCCAGAGCATATCGCAAGCGGCCAGACCACCGCAACACAGATACGAGCGGCGTACGATCTTCTGCGAATGAAAGCAAACGACTTCGAATACTGCGTGCTTCAGTTTGTGAACGGGATTTTGGAGCTGGCGGGAGTAGATGACGAGCCGACATTTACAAGGTCCGAAGACATTAACGTAAACGAGGAGATTGATGCTGTTCTGAAAGCAGCGCAGGCTCTTGATGACGAATACGTGACGAAAAAGGTTATGACCATCCTCGGAGATGGTGATCAGGCCGAAGAAGTCATCAGGAGAAGAATTGCCGATGAGGTCACAATGGTCAGACTGCAAAACGAACCCAAAGAACCGAACGAAAGCGGTGATGTGATTGATTGATATCGGAGCACGCGAGACTGATTATCTGATAGCCGACATGGAGCGGAGAATAAAGCAGGTCTACACACAGGCCCAGACAGAAGTGCAGGATAAGCTGAATGACTATATGCGAAGGTACAGACTGAAAGACAAAAAATGGCAGGAATGGGTCAGGGAAGGAAAGAAGTCCCGAAAGGAGTACGAACAGTGGAAAGTCGGCCAGATTGCCATGGGTAAAAGATGGGAAGAGATGCGGGATACCCTAGCTCATGATCTTCGCAATGCAGATAAGATAGCACGCAGCATTTCAGACGGGTACTTGCCGGATGTGTATGCACTGAATCACGACTACGCCACTTTTTTGATAGAACGCGGTTCTTTAGTAAATACTTCTTACACCCTGTACAGCAGAGAGACAGCTGAACTACTTCTGAGGGGCGAGTACAAAATGCTGCCCGAACCGGGAAGAAGAACGGCTCTGGATATAGCAGAAGGAAGAGCTGTACGGTGGAATAACCAGAGAATTCAGTCGGTCATGCTGCAATCCCTGCTGCAGGGCGAGTCTATTCCCAACATAGCTACGAGACTCGCAAGTGCGGTCGGAGACGGGAACCGCAAGGCCGCTGTAAGAAACGCTCGAACGATGGCAACGGGGGCTCAAAACGCAGGCCGCTTGGATGCCATCAGAAGAGCAAATGCAAAAGGGCTCCATGCGAAGAAGCAGTGGATTGCTACTCTTGACGGAAGGACCAGACATACGCACAGGCAGTTAGACGGTCAGATAAAAGAGTCTGAGGAACCGTTCGAGGTGGGCGGGGAAGAGATAATGTACCCCGGTGATAACAGTGCGGATCCTGCGCTGGTTTACAATTGCCGATGCGCCATGAGGCCGGTATACGATGAAAGCAGGGCTGAAAGAGAGTACAGAGACATGTCTCTGCGCAACGATGATAAACTGGGAGATATGAGCTACGACGAATGGCGCGAATCGAGAAATGTAGAAAGCCAACCGATACTGCGACCTGAGAAGAGGGCACAAGCGATAAGAGCCAGATATATCAGAGAGTATAGGGAAGGGTGATCCATGAGTGAAATTCGCGTCCGTGTTACATCGGACAATTCAAAAGAAATACAAAGAAAGGTAGCAGAGGCCGTCGACCTTGCGCTTGAAGAGATCGGCGGCGAAGTGATGGGGTATGCCATAGGCTTGGTTCCGACGGATACCGGTTTGCTAAAGAACAGCATCACGTACGCTCTACATGGAAAAGGCACGAATGAAACTAACTATTCTGCTGACGAGCCAGACAGGAACGGCGTTGTAAGAAGCGGAAGTTACAAAGGCAATGCTCCCGATGACAGCGCATGTGTTTACGTGGGCAGCAACGTGGAGTACGCGGCGTACGTTGAAATGGGCAGCAGCGACAAAAAAAGAAAGCCAAAGCCGTATTTGAAGCCTGCAGTAGAAAACCATAAACAGTTATATCGGGAAATATTCGAAAAGCACATGAAAGATGCCTAAAAAGCCGTTGCAAAAAGTAAACTTATGTTATAAAATAAGTTTATCGACCGAATGTTCGAAAGAGGTGGTTGCATGATTGTTACAATCACAGACGAAGCCTTGATTGCTATTGCGGAAATTGTGAATCGCGGATGCAGCGCGGTTGTCCGTAAAAAAGGCGATGGGGTCATCGTGATGGAAGAGAAAAGAAAAATCAAATATGAAAACGCCTCTCCGAATAGGGAAAGGTCAAGGGTAATTGGAGCCGAAAGATGATAAGCGAAGAACTGCTTATTCTCTGACGGCTTATTTTTTTGTCACAAAGAAACGTGACAATGTATCAATAATCCGAATGACGAAGAACTGTCTACGAAGTATAGGAGGATTCGAATGGGAATCACGAGAAAAGCATTATCCGCTATGGGAATTGAAGCCGAGAAAATTGATCAGATTATCGAGGGGCATGCCGAGACGGTAGCCGCATTGAACGATCAGATTGATAAGCTGAAAGAGGATGTGCAGAAGTACAAAGAAGAAGCCGATAAGCTGCCTGAGGTCCAAAAGGAACTGGACGAGGCCAAGAAAGAGGCGGAAGCCGCAAAGAACAGCGGTGCCGAGTACGAGAAAGTAAAAAAAGAATACGAAGAGTTTAAGGCCGAGACTGAACGCAAGGCTGTCAGAGCTGCTAAAGAAACCGCATACAAAGAGATTTTGAAGGACGCGGGAGTAGCAGAGAAGCACTGGGCGAAGATTCTTAAGTATTCCGATGTCGACGGCATCGAGCTGGATGACAACGGAAAGATCACGACCGCAAAAGACATCTTGAAGGAAATCAAAGAGGAGTGGGCAGACCACATCGAGAAGGTCAACAAGCAGGGTGCCAACACTCCGACACCTCCGGCAAACAATAGTGGAAACAAGATGACTAAGGAAGAGATCATGAAGATCAAAGATACCAATGCGAGACAGAAGGCTATCTCAGAGAACCATGAACTTTTCGGCTATTAATCCGGGAGGAAAGAAAAATGGCAGGAATTACCAAAACTGCAAATATTGATACCACTGCAAGAGAAGTGGATTTTGTTACGAGATTTGCTTATAACTGGCAGCACCTCAGGGATATCATTGGCGTCACCCGCCTGATCAGAAAGACCCCTGGTACTGTACTTAAATCTAAATACGCAACCGTTGTACTGGAGAACGGGGCAGTGGCAGAAGGCGCTGTAATCCCGTATTCCGAGGCTCACGTGGCCACCAAGGACTATGCAGCGATCAATGTGGAGAAGTACGCGAAGGCTGTCTCTATCGAAGCGATCAATGAGCATGGTTATGACGACGCAGTGGGACTGACCGATGACCAGTTCCTGTATGAGCTGCAGAATGATGTTACGGGCAGGTTTTACACCTTCCTTAACACCGGTACGCTGATTTCCGCAAAAGCAACGTTTCAGGCAGCGCTGGCCGAGGCACAGGGCCGCGTAAGAAACAAATGGCAGAAGATGCACAAAGGCATCACTGAGATCGTCGGCTGGTGCAATATTCTTGATGCTTACGAATATCTCGGCGCAGCTAACATCACCGTGCAGTCTGAGTTCGGCATGAACTACATCGAGAACTTCCTCGGCTACAGAAGACTGTTCCTTTGCTCCGATACCGAAATCGGCAGGGGCAAGATTGCCGCTACTCCGGTCGAGAATATGATCCTGTACTATGTATCGCCTGATGACAGCGATTTTGCAAGGGCGGGCCTTCCGTATACCACCGATGGCGAAACCAATCTGATCGGATTCCATGTACAGGGCGATTACAAGACCGCAGTGTCTGAATCCTTCGCTCTCATGGGCCTCACTCTGATGGCTGAATATCTGGACGGTATTGCTGTTGTGGATATCGGTACCGCGACCTTCACGAAGGTAACTCCGGCCTCGGGTGCAAATCCCGCAGAGCTCAGTTACTTCGAACAGGACGCAGAAGGTGATTACTTCCCGACTGAGGACACCACTGTTGTCAGCGGAAAAGAATACTATACCAGAACAGTAGCTACGGGAGCGTGATCAAATGTACGTTGTTCTGTACGATTTTACGGATATGCAGGACGGGCATCGCTTATATCGTGCGGGGGATAAATTCCCCCGTGACGGTTTCGAGGTAAAGCCCGATAGAATCAACGAGCTCAAAAGCTCCTCAAATCGCCAAGGACGGCCTTTGATCGAGGAGATGAAAAACTCTTCGTTAAAAGGAGAAAAAGCCGATACGGAGGAAAATACAATCTCTCAGAGCTATTCCGAGAAGAAGGATTACACCAAAAGGAGAAACAGGAGAAAAACCGAATAAGGGAGTTGATAAAAATGCTGACAGAAATCTGTGCATATCTTAAGAATTACTTCGACCGAAATCAGGCGAAGTTCCATGGGTCGTTTGAAATAAAGAACGGTACTATAGAATCGTTTAACGATGGAGATATGGGCTTGATGGAAGGTCAGTATTTTCGCGTTATCGGATCTGTATTTTGTGACGGGGTGTGGGAATATGGGAAG